TGCAAATGGTTCGTGCAGTTGATACTGGTACATTCCAGCCAAAGATTGGCTTCAAGACTCGTTACGGTCTAGTTGCTAACCCATTTGCTGAAGGTACTGACCAAGGTCTTGGCGCTCTTACAACACAGAGCAACAACTACTACCGTGGTTTCCGTATTGCAAACTTGATGTAATTAAATAACCACCGCAGAGTGGGATTTAAAGAGGCTCCTTCGGGAGCCTCTTTTTTATGGTGCATAAATAAACGTATGACAGTTCTCACACGAAACCCTGTAAATCCTAATGCGTTACAGCCGAACAAGTTTACGCTGAATTTGGCTCGTACACCGAATCTACAATATTTTGCTCAAACAATTTCTTTGCCTGGACTTTCTACATCCGAAATTCCTGTGCAAAACCCGTTTGTTGAACTGTACGCACCTGGTGAAAAAACCATTTATGATATATTGAATGTTACTTTTATTGTTGATGCCGAGATGTTAGGTTGGTTAGAAATACACGACTGGCTTCGTGCTTTAACTTTCCCAACAGAGTACGAAGAATATCAAAACTTAGCAAAACTAAATCAATTTGCTTCAGCAATACCAACAAAAACTCCACAATATTCTGATGGTGCAGTAACTATTCTTTCAGCATCAAACAAACCATACTATCGTTTCAATTTCAAAGATTTATTTCCAATTTCATTATCTGGTTTTGTTTTGTCATCTACCGACACACCAGATACAATCATCACAGCAGACGCTACATTCAGATTTACCTATTATAACGTAGAAAAATTATTTTAAATGTGATATACTCCTAAACGGAGGTATACTATGACTAAACTTGACGAAGTATTACAAATGTGGACTGCGGATTCTAACATTGACCGCACTGAACCAGGTAAAGCACTGATTGATATTCCAAAACTTCACTCAAAGTATTTGAACATTCTTTCTTCACATCGGTTATTAGCCAAAGAAGCAGAGTTCAACTACAACAAATGGCGTAAGTTAAAATGGGAATACTATACAGGTAGACTTGATGCAGATGAACTACAGAAACGTGGATGGGAACCATTTCCATTTACTCTCAAATCTGAGATCAATACATACTTAGAAGCAGATGAAGACATCAACAAATACCTTGCAAAGAAGATGTTGCATGAAGAGATTGTTGAGGTCTGTCAAGCAATACTTAAAGAACTAAACAATCGAACATGGGAACTTCGTTCGTTCATTGATTGGGAAAAATTCATACAAGGTGTTTGATTTAATATTATATAAACAAAATGAAGCATTCATCAGGTTTGCGTGTGAGAAAAGTGTCGCACAAGAACTTGCAGACTACTTTACATTCTTTGTACCTGGCTATCAGTTTATGCCAGCGTACAAGAACCGAACTTGGGATGGTCGCATAAGACTTGCTGACCTACGAACATACACTATCTATCATGGACTTGTACCTTACATTGAGAAGTTCTGTGAAGAGAGAGGTTACAAACTTGAGGTTGATGCTGCTGTAAACAATACGGAGAGTTTTTCAGCACTGGAGGCCAATGAGTTTCTGGAGCAACTTCATTTGGACAAGACCATTATAACAGAAGGTGTAAGGGAGTATCAATACAAAGCATTCATTACTGCCGTAAGAAGAAGAAGAATGCTATTGTTATCACCTACTGGATCAGGTAAGTCACTGATACAATACCTCATTCTGCGGTACCTTCAATACAAAGATTACAAAAAAGGATTACTGATTGTACCAACAACATCACTTGTTGAGCAAATGTATTCCGATTTTAAGTCGTATGGTTATGATTCAGATACTTATTGTCACCGACAGTATTCAGGTAAAGAGAAACACACAGATAAATTTCTGACCATTACTACATGGCAATCTATCTACAAGAATCCACCAGAATACTTTGAACAGTTTGACTTTGTTCTTGGAGATGAAGCACATCAGTTCAAAGCAAAGTCATTGACTACCATCATGACTGGTCTGAAGAATGCCTCTTATCGAATTGGTTGTACAGGTACAATTGATGGAACACAAACACATAAGTTGGTATTAGAAGGTTTGTTTGGTCCTGTATACCAGTCTACCACTACCGCTAAACTAATTGAGAATAAGCAACTGGCAGATTTTCGTATTAAATGCCTGGTTTTGAAATATTCTGAAGAAGTGTGTAAACTATCCAGAGGGTGGGATTACCAATCTGAGATAGACTACATAGTAAGAAGTACCGCAAGAAATGAATTTATACGTAATCTTGCACTATCACTTGAAGGCAATTCACTTATACTCTTCAATCTTGTAGAGAAACATGGTAAACATCTTCACAAACTGATTGAAGAGAAAGCTATCAATCGTCATGTGTTTTTTGTTTATGGTGGTACAGATGTGGATGTTCGTGAACAAGTTCGTGCCATAACCGAAAAAGAAAACAATGCGATTATTGTGGCATCTTACGGCACTTTCAGCACTGGTGTCAACATTAGAAATCTTCACAACGTCATATTTGCCTCACCAAGTAAGTCCAGAGTACGTAACTTGCAGTCTATCGGTCGTGGGCTTAGATTGGGAGATAATAAAACTGAAGCGGTGTTATATGACATTGCCGATGATTTTCGTATAGGTAAACATGTTAATTATACATTGCAACACCTGCAAGAACGTGTTAGAATATACGATGAAGAAAAGTTTAAGTACAAGTTTTACAATATAGAGGTCAAGAATGCATAACGTTAAACTTATAAGAATGCAATCTGGTGAAGATATTATGGCTTCTATGTTTGAAGATGAAGAATCAGATCAAATACAATTGAATGATCCTATGCGTATCGTGTTTCGTCGTTTACCTACTGGCCAAACGGTCATGATGATGATGCCATGGTTACCAGTTGAACTGATCAAAGAAAACTCGGCAATGATTTATTATTCAGACATTGTGACCGTTGTTGAGCCAAAAGAATCAATGATAAGATACTATGACAAACTTGTTGAGCGCACAGTGAGTGAAATGGCCGATTCAGATAAAATGATTGATAATCTTTTAGAAGAACAAGAGCAAGAAGAAGATGTTCAACATCAAATTATAGAAGAAGTGATTCAAAGCATACACGAAGCGAAGAATAAAAAACTTCATTAATAGGACAATTTGTTATGTCAAAAGTGGTGACATTTGTGATACCAAGCAGTGCCAAGCAGGCCTATCAAGACCTGTCGCAAAAATATTCGGCTGTTGAGCCACCAACATGGGCATTGCTTTTAGCACAAGCAGTTCGTAAAGAAGGATATGATCCTTGTATCATAGACTTTGATGCAGACCCATCACCAGACCTTGAACATTCTGCTCATCGTATCTCTGCTACAGGCACAGACATAGCAGTGTTTGTTCTCTACGGACAAAATCCAAACTCAGGCACCACAATGATGATTGGTGCATCAGTTCTAGCAAGACAACTCAAACTCACACGACCTTCAATCAAAATCGTATTCATTGGCTCTCATGCATCCGCACTGCCATATGATGTAATTGGTTTACCATACGTCGATTTTGTATTCATCAATGAAGGCGTTTATGGTTTATTAGACTTGCTTCAAACAAACTACAAAGACCATTTAGACAAAGTTAGAGGTCTTGTTTATAAGAAGCATGGCTTTGCAGCAACAGGTGCACCAGGTGAAATTGTACAAACAAAAGACATGGATCGTGTAATGCCTGGTTATGCATGGGATTTGCTGCCAAAAAGAACAAATCTTTTGGACAAATACAGAGCCCATTATTGGCATACAAACTTTTTGGATGAAGGTCGCACACCGTTTGCTGCAATCTCTACATCACTTGGATGTTCTTTTGGTTGTAACTTCTGTATGATCAACATTGTAAATCGTACATCATACGAACAAGGCGTTGTATCAGCAGATTCACGTGGTATGCGTTTCTGGTCACCTGAGTTGATGCTCAAGGAGTTTGAATTTCTATGGGAAAGCGGTGTACGTACAGTTCGTTTGACTGACGAAATGTTTTTTCTGAATAAGAAATACTATGTGCCTATCTTACAAGGTCTTGTTGATCGTGGCATGAAGTTTAACTTTTGGGCATATGCACGTGTTGACTCTGTTCGCAAAGATCAACTTGAACTGTTCAAAGAAGCCGGTGTGAATTGGCTTGCACTTGGTATTGAAGCAGGTAATCCGCAAGTTCGTTTAGAGATTGATAAAGGCCGATTTAAGCAAGTTGATATTCGTGAGGTTGTACAAGACATTAAAGATGCAGGCATCAATGTGCTTGGTAACTACATGTTTGGTTTTCCAGAAGACACTCATGAAACAATGCAAGAGACACTTGACCTTGCACTTGAACTGAACTGTGAACATGCAAACTTCTATGCTGCTATGGCATTACCTGGTAGTCCATTGTATATGGAGGCAGTCAACAATGGTTGGGATTTGCCACAGACATTTGATGAGTTTGCTTTCTTATCGTATGATTGCAAACCACTACGCACAAAAACATTGAGTGGTGCAGAAGTATTGAAGTTTCGTGATGAAGCATGGCACAAATACTTTTCATATAAACCATTCTTGAATCTTGTTGAGAATAAATTCGGCCAACAATCAAGAAAGAATATTGAAGAGATGTCAAAGATTAAATTGAAGAGGAAGATACTAGGTGACTAAGCAAGAACTTATAGAATTTGAAGATAAAATGGCAGAGCATTTCAATAATGCTCGTATTCGTGCGCCAATTCATCTTTACTACGGTAATGAAAATGAACTGATTAAAATCTTTAAAGACATTCGTTCAAAAGATTGGGTGTTCTGTTCATGGCGTTCACACTATCAGTGCCTATTGAAAGGTGTACCACCAGAACAGTTAGAAAAAGATATTCTAGAAGGTAAATCAATTTCACTATGCTATCCTGAATACAATATCTACTCATCAGCAATCGTTGGTGGTAACATTCCGATAGCTGTTGGTGCAGCAATGGCCATGAAACGAAAAAAGATCGATACAAAAGTTTATTGTTTTGTTGGTGATATGACTGCTGAATCGGGGGTCTTTTCAGAAAATTTGAAGTATAGCATGGCTCAAAACTTACCTATCAAGTTTATTGTTGAAGACAATGGTAAATCAGTATGCACAGACACGATGAAAACCTGGGGTTTAAATCAATCACTATACAAAAATCTTGATCAAGAATACATTTATTACTATGAATATGAAACCAAATATCCACATGCTGGTGCGGGAGTGAGGGTACAGTTTTGAAATATTTTGAAGAACTTAAAGCAGCAATGGAGATGTTATCGAAAGATTCACGTGTGATGTTCATGGGTCAAGCAGTTGAATATGCTGGCACTGCAATGTCTAACACACTAAAAGATGTTTCTAAAGAACAATTGTTAGAGATGCCTGTGTTTGAAGATACACAAATGGGTATGACACTTGGTCTTGCACTTGCTGGTTATATTCCTGTGAGCATTTATCCACGATGGAATTTTTTAATCTGTGCAACAAATCAACTTGTTAATCATGTTGATAAGATTACAATGATGTCTGATTATAAACCACGCATCATCATTCGCACAAGTATTGGTTCAGAAAGGCCTTTACATCCACAACATCAACATGTTGGTGATTACACAGATGCGTTTAGAATGTTATGTGAAAATGTTGATGTTATAAGACTAGAAGAACCTGAAGATATCGTGCCTGCGTACACAAAAGCATATGAGAGAACTGATGGTATTGCT